TATTTATTTAGTTGATGGTTTTGGTGTTTTATTAGTTCCTGCTGTTTTAGATTTTTGAGTATTGGTATTTTGTGAATTGCCAGTAGGTCTACCACCTTCATCACTAGTATCACCAGTATCATTATTAGAAGTAAATGATGTCTGATGTGCAGGATACAATTTATCCATGTTCATTGATTTCTCATAATCCATTAAGCTCATATATGTTTCAACATCACCTGAACCAACAGCGTATAGCCATAGCCTTGATCCACCTGCTAGAGTGTACATTTCTTTAGCAATATCATATTCTTCTTTTTTATTTAATATTGAAGTTTTTAAATATATAAATTTAATTAAATCATTACCTTTAAGTTTAATTAAGTTAGAGAATACTTTTGTGTATTGCCAAGAAATTTGTTCTAATATTTGATAAATTTGTGTCAATGTTAAATTAAGATTAACTTGTAAACTACTATATGTAGCATTACCTTCTCCATTTAATGCACCTGAAGCAAAACCTAAATTAGTTGAAATTTTTTTCATATTTTCATCAGTTAATGTATTAGTCGCATCAAAAGTATTGGTTTCAAGTTTCCCAACCTCTGTACCTGGAGCTAATACTAATGTTGTAGTTTTACCTATTCTTTTATCGCTACCTGTAGCATTTGAAACAACTGCATTACGAAAATTATTGTATTGATTTTGTTGAGCTTCTTTATTTAAAGAACAAGAGCCAGTTTTCTCTCCACTAGGCTGTTTGAGCCATCTTATAGTCCCTGCATTTTCAATAATATTTGCTCTTTGACTTTCAGTATATTGTTCAGAAAAGAACATATCTGATAATGCTGCTATAGCAATTCCTCTACCATAAGGTTCATATATGTTGCTTTTTATTTTTATTGTAACCGTTTTAGATTGGTCTAAAGGGAACCACCTTTTCGAACCATCTTTTTTATATGCTAAATATGCCGTTATAAATTCAGTAGGGAAATTCTTAATTTCACCTAATAAGTTATTACCAACATATTGATTAAAATACATTAAATCAAAACCAACTAAAAAATCATTATTTTGATATCCGAGAACCTTCACATAATCTAATGGTAATGGTTGTATCATTAAAGAATCATCCATAGATAAGCCTTCTAATATAGTCATACTATCAACAAAACCTTGTTGAATATCAATATTTTTATTAGATGCTTTAGTATTACGAAGATAACCAACATACATTCCATCAATATAACAATGCAAAAGAATATCTCTTGTAGTTAATTTATGATTTAATTTATAAATCATTTGATTGTATAATTTTCGTTTTTTATTATTTGATGCTGTATTTTCTGTACAAAGAGTAATAAAATCTAAAGAAGGGGCAGATGTTTGGTAATCAGCTACGTTGGCGAATATCCCATTCAATCCATACATTTCTCGGCAAATTCTACGTAATTGATAGTTATATCTCATAGGATATTTGCAATATAATTTCAGTTGATTTAAAGATACTCCCGTACTTAATGCTTCTTCTAGAAAATATGTAGTTAACGCCATTGAATTTAATTCAACTGGATTTGATGTTTCAAGTAGGGGAGAGGATTGAATATTTTCTTCTTCCAAAGAAAAACCTCCTTTCTATTATTTATATTGTTATTATATTTAGTATTAAGAATAAGTAAATATAAAATCATAATCGGAATCATTATTCTTTAATAATTTTAATTCTAATAAAGATATGAAGTATCCTCCATAACTGCAACTCGTATACCTATCTTTCCTCGCTGTACCAGTAGTTTCAAGTTTAATATTTCCTCCGCTAAAAGAATATTCTAAGTTAATAGATTCATTAATCAATAATCGTGTTTCTAAATAAGGTTTTAAAAACCAAATATTTAAATTCACATCATTATTATTATTTTTTGAATATGTTTTATTATATTTAGATAAATACGTTTCTGCTTCATCATCATTAATAAGAAAACTACACATATTTCTTTGCAATCTATCTCTAAAATCTACAGCTATATCATTATTTAATTTTAAATTTGCCATAATTGGATAAATCACTGGTTTAGCATTAGCCCCTAATGTTTTCTGTTGTAATTCTTCAATCAATTTCTTCTCTAATGATTCATGCTCAAATACTGTAAACGCTTCATATTCAACACCACGTTCTTCATCTTTTGTAATTGTAGCTAATCTTTCGAATACAGTAATTCCAGCTTGCTGTAAATCCAATACAATATAATCTGCTTCAAAGTCATTATATATCTGTTTAATTCTTAATGCTTGTTTCCCTGTATGTTCGCCTTGATGAGATTCTAAATAAACATATTCTCTATTGTATCCTTTTGCCGTTGGTAATGCTCTAATACATGAAATAATGGTATTATCATTTTTTGAACCTTTTCTTGTAGCAATATCTATGGAAACAACTCTAATTTCACCTTCAGTACGTTTAATATCATAAGGATTCTTTTTTTTATCCAACATATCATATCTTAAAGGATAAAAAGCCTTTTTTAAAATTCTATTTTTATTAAACATATCTAATTTAAAATAAGCATTACTATTTTCACCCCAAGGAATATTTTCATATTCTTCTAAGAATGTTATTTCATCCATTGTGGAACGATCTTTTGCAATTGCTTTTTTAGTTTTGATATTATGTTTTATAGCTAATAAATAATCAAATGCAATAAACCCAGAATCTTTACCTTTTAACATCATTTTTACAGTATCTATTGTTTCTTTATACCACCATAACCCTTTATGATAAGCAGAAGAAATAAGAACTTGTCTAGGTTCTTCAATTAATATTTTTTCATTAGCATATTTAGGATTTTTAAGATAAGGAGTCTGTCTAGCATATGCAAAAGGTTTTACAATACTATCAAACTTCTGTTTATCCATAATCCTAAATTCTTCTCCGATTGTAAATGTCGATCTCTCCAATTATGTTATCCTGGGGGCTTTTTATCCCCCAGTTCTATTAGTTGTAATTCCTAATAGTTCGGCATATCTTTTCACCTTCAGCGTTACCTGTTAAGGGTTGCGGACTCTTGGGTGAATTATTGTTTCCTCATCACCTATGCTCTGCCCCTGACTATACCTTTTAAATTATAGTCTTCGGTTCGGATTAGCATTTCAGCCTTCCCGCTTAATTCCGCAATTTATAGTATGTATTTCTACATACCGAGGCAATTTAAATATAATTCATATTTCCTATCAAGATGAATTTTTGAATTATCATATAATAATTTAAAATATCTTATAGCATTTTTCTTACCTTTTATTTGTAATTGATACATTGGAGTATTATTTTTATTTATATATTTTGTTATATAAGAATTTATTGAAAAATTATATAATTTCGTTTTAATAATATTTAAAAAATCTTGATTGGCACAAGTAATATTGCCTTGATAACAATTCCTTTTATTATAATAATAAATACTACCATCACCATCAAAAAAACCTCTTAAAAACCATATAAAAAAAGTATCCTCAATTTGAGGATACTCAATATCAAAAGTCTTTTTAGGTTTTACTTTTTTATGTATTAAATCTTCAATTATTTTTTTTGAATAAATTCTAACAAATGTTGTATAAGTAGTACAATCTATTGATTTGGAATATCGCTTTCGATATTGAACATCTGCATCAGTTTTTAAAAATTTAATAAACTTTCTTATATGATTATCATCCGAAGCCTTTAATTCTAATGCAAGTTCATAATTATGAGATATTTTATCACAATTAATTGTTCCATCTGCTGCTATAAAACCCAACCAATAAGCTTTTTCTTCTGTATCAATACTTTCAAAAACAGTATCATTATAATGCCTTTTTTCTGGTTTCTTTAACCCTAACCTAATTGCTTTCATTTGAATAGATTTTTTTGTTCTATTTAAAATATCTGCAATTTCTTGATTAGTTTTAGTTAAATAATTTTCTTTCATATAATTTAATTCATCTTGAGTCCATTCTTGTTTATTCATCATAATTTCCTCCTTAATGGATTTAGTCTTATGAAGAATAATTATATTTTTATTCTTACCTCTCCCTGATTCTTGGCAAGCTACTACTTTAATTGTACTTCCATTATGCAAAATACATTTACAATTATTTTGACTATCAGAAAAATCTTGGATTTCTCTTGCAATATTAGGATGATCATCTTTTAATCTCGCCATTTTACCAAATATAATAGCGGCCTGTTTCATAGAATTTGCAACAATTACAATTTCTGAATTAGGGTATAGTGACCCACGGGCATAAGCTAATAATGCGATTAACCAAGATTTAGCAGATGCTCTACTAGCGATTGTTACAAAGTTTTCACAAATACTCATGAAGTATATCCAAATAACTTGATACCAATATAATTGAACCCCAAAATAATGTTGTATAAAACGATGAATATTTCGTCTATAAAATGTTACCCAATCAATTATATTTTCTTCCCATTGTACATTTCTATCTTTTTCTTTTATCATTGATTTTGGTGCTTTAAATTGATTACTATTCCCTGCATATTTTTTAAAATCATTTTCATAGCTAGTATAACTTCTACCCATTATATTCACCATCTGTATTACCAATATCAACACTATCTAAATCAGCATCGATATTATCATTTACAACAAAATTTCGTGTCCCTGTAAAGAAATTTTCCACTGGACGCACTATGTAATTTTTAATATAGCTAATTAGTCCATCCATATCTTTATATTTCTCTTGTTGTTCAAACCATTCTGCTGGTCGGAATTGTTCAATTTCTTTAACCCATGATCCAAAACATTCATGAGATTTCCCTGCACTTGCAATATTAGCTTTTGCAGGGTCTACTGAAGCAGTTTTAAAAAGTTCTTGTAATTCTTTTACATCTTGAGACACACTATTACTATCAGCCCGTTTATTCCGAATTGTTAATATTTTTATACATATTTCTTTTAATAAAGTTATTTCTGCTTGATTATCGCATTTATGTGTTTTTTTCCAATTAATTAATTCAGACTCTAAAAAAATATAATCATCACTAGAGAACCCTTTCCCCCAAAATAATATTAAATTTTCATCTATATTTATATTTTTAACGTTATTTTCTATTTTAATTTGATTATCTTTATCAATATTAAACTCACTATCTTTAAATCTAAAAGAATCGATTTTCTCATTATTTTTACCAGTAGAAAAAAGTTTACTTTTATAAAAACCAAATACTTTGGTTGCTTTTTTACCTTTAGAAATTAAATTTTCTATATGTGATTGAGTTTGTTTTAATACTTCATCACTATATCTAACATCTAAATCACGACAAGTTAACCTCAAAGCATCTTCTATATTATTATGGATTGAAAAATAGGTATCGTATATCTCATTACAATGATCTTTACAAACAGACATTAAACCATTTTTATCTATCATTGGATTGGTTGCTTCATAAAAATGAGAAGAAGAAAGAGTTTTTTGACACATTCTACAGTACCCTTCACCAGACACTACTTTAGGTTGTCTAGCAGTTTTTGATGTTTTTGGCATCTGATTAAATCACTTCCTTTAGTTAAACAAAAAGAAGTTGATTATTTTCAACTTCTTCTAAATCTTTATATTTTCCAT